CCGCTTCACATAACGCAGGCGCTACCTGCTACCCAGTTTTCACAGCAACTGACGCTGACGAAGCGAACACTTTGGCGTCGACGATGACCACTCGTGGTGATTTGTTGACGATGGGTTCTGGACCTACAGTTGCCCGTATCCCTATCGGCACTAACGGTTATGTGCTAACTTCTGATGGTACTGATGCTGCTTGGGCTGTTTTGCCTGCTAGTGGTGTTACTGGTGACAGCGACCAGTTAGTTTTAGGTTCACAGGTATTCGCTTAATATAGGAGACACATGGCAACATTTACAAAATTAGCGTTACAACCAGCAGGTTCAACAGGTACAGGTCTTGCAATCAAGGTTGCCGCAACTGCTACTGCGGGTACGGCAATTCATACAGCATCTACGACCACAACCACGATTGATGAAATTTGGTTGTATGCAGTAAACACTTCTGCGTCATCGGTCAAATTGACGATTGAATGGGGCGAGGCAACTGCACCCGATGGCAACATTGAAGTAACAGTTCAACCCGAAGCAGGTCTTGTAACGGTAATCCCAGGACTTTTGTTGCAAGGTAACGCTACGGCAAAAGTTGTTCGTGCTTTTGCGGCGACAGCGAATGTGATTTGTATTCACGGGTTCGTAAATAGAATTACGGTTTAACTATGCCGAACAGGCGTGAACTCGGATATGTAAGTAGCGGTAATACCCCGACTATTGTTGGGCAAGTTGGCGCTTACGGAATTGGTTCGGGTGGCACGTCGTCAAGTATTACTGTTGGTGGTTCTAACTACAATCTTTATACTTTTACTTCTGACGGCAACTTTGTTGTCACTACAGCAGGTCTGTTTGATGTACTGCTGATAGGTGGCGGCGGTGGTGCTGGTGGTCCAGAATCGGGTTATAGCGGTAGCGGTGGTGGCGGTGGCGGTGCTGTAACTTCGCCAACAAATGTAGAAGTTCTTTATCTAGAAGCAGGCACATACGCTGTTGATGTCGGTGCTGGTGGCGCGGGTGGCGCAACAATTAATCGTGGCGTTAGCGGTTCTGAAAGCAAGATTGGTTCTATCGTTGCTGTCGCAGGCGGTGGTGGCGGTTCAACTTCTGATACTAATAGCGCAACCAAACAAGGTCAAATCGGTGGTAGTGGTGGTGGCGCAGCAAGAACAGTTGTTAATGTTGCAGCCACGCCTTTATATGGTAATTCAGGTGGTCAGGGAACAGTTGATTCAGGCGCTGCAAGTTCTGGACACGGTGGCGGTGGCGGTGCTGGCGGTGCTGGCGGTAACGCAGTTACAACAACTGGTGGTGCTGGCGGTAACGGTCTAGACATAAGCGGTTTTATTAGTGGCGCAACCTATTACGCGGGTGCAGGCGGCGGCGGCGGTGGCTCAGGCGCTGGCGGTGCTGCTGGTAATGGTGGTGTTGCTGGCAAGTCGTCAGGCACAGGTAACGCTGGTGTGAACTACGGTGCTGGCGGTGGCGGTAGTGGTGGTTCGGCTACTGGCGGCGCAGGTGCGGCAGGCGCAGTCTATATCAGGTCGAAAACAAGTGCTGTAGCAAATTTGAGTGGTTACGGTGTTGCTTCTGGTGGTAGTTCTTCAACGATTACTGTTGGCGGTCAGAGTTACACGCTGCTGTCGTTTACTTCAGATGCGAATTTGACTGTTAGCACGGGCGGTTTATTTGATGTGCTTCTTGTTGGTGGCGGTGGCGGTGCTGGTGGTGGTTCAGCCAGCCGAGCAAGTAGCGGTGGTGGCGGTGGGGGTGTAATCGGTTTAACAACTTTAACTACAGCCTTTTTAGGGGCTGGAACATATGCTGTTGATATCGGTGCAGGCGGTAGTGGTGGGGCAGCAGATACGGCTAGTTCAACCTCAGGTTTTGAGTCAAGCATTGGTGGCACACGCATTAGTGCGGCTGGTGGTGGTCGTGGTGCTTACGCAGCACAATCGTCTGTGGTTGGCACAACTGAAGGTGCGTCAAATGGTGGGAACACGGGTTCGGCAGGTGTAGCGCAATCAAAAACTATTGCAGCAGCGCAAGGTAACATAGGTGGCAATTCAACTGCTAACACTTGTGCTGGTGGCGGTGGTGGTTTTGGCGGTGTTGGTGGCAACGGGTCAAGCACAACTGGTGGTACAGGTGGCAACGGGTCAGAAATAAACGGATTTACAGGCGGTTCTAGTTATATAGTTTCAGCAGGTGGTGGCGGTGGTGGCACAGTTACAGGTGGCACGGCAGGCACGGGCGGTGTCGCAGGTAAAACAAGCGGCACAGGCAACGCAGGTGTGAACTACGGTGCTGGCGGTGGCGGAACGGCAGGGGCTGAAACAGGTGGCGCTGGCGCAGCAGGTGTTGTCTATGTCAGGTTCAAAATCTAAATAAATCACACAGGAGAATAAACAATGTCAGCACAATACTTCGCACAAATCGACGACAACAATGTAGTAACCCATGTCGCTGTAGTGCAACGAGAGTTCCTAGAGGCGAACCCTCAACGCTACACGGGTCGTTGGGTTGAAACCTTTTTTGATACTGAGGGTAAAACTTATGCTGGTATCGGTTTCACTTACGATGAGGTGTCAGAGGATTTTGTTGCGCCTGTTAGCCCTGTGATTGAGGAAGAAGTTTAATCGTGGGTTCTAGGCTTTTTGGTTATGTTTCGGCTAGTAACACACCGACAATTGTTAGCACTATCCCAGAAGGTGTTGATTTAGATTTTTTGATTATTGCTGGTGGTGCTGGCGGCGGTTATAACATTGGTGGTGGTGGTGGTGCGGGCGGTTTTCGTTCGTCAATTACTGCTACTGGTGGCGGCGGTACTTTAATGTCGCAGTTAAAAATTTTTAAAGGTACAAATTATTTTGCGTCTGTTGGTGGTGGTGGTGCAGGTAGCGGTAGTGGTACTGGCACATCAGGTACAGCATCAGGTTTTACGTATGGTTCGGCTGGTGGTGGTGGTGGTGCGGCGCGTACTGCTGGCGCACAATCAACGGTTGGCAACGGTGGTTCGGGCGGCGGTGGTGGTGGTTCGACATCGGGCGCAGCGCCAGGTGGTACAGGCACAACAAACGAAGGTTTTGCTGGCGGTACAGGTATTCCAACTAGCACAGGTTTGGCTGCTGGTGGCGGCGGTGGTGGCGCAGGTGCTGTTGGTGCAAATGCAGCAGCCAACACAGGTGGCGCAGGCGGCGCTGGCGTGGCAAACAGCATTACAGGTTCAAGTGTCACACGTGCATCAGGTGGTGGTGGCGGTGTGCAAACATCGGGTGGTGGTTCGCCAGTTGTAGGTACAGCACCTGCAGGTGGTGGCGGCAACGGTGGTTCATCAGGTGCAGGCGTTGCTGGTACAGCAAACACGGGTGGTGGCGGTGGTGGCGGCGGCGAAGGTCAAAGCGGTGGCAACGGCGGTAGCGGTATTGTAATTTTGCGATGGACAACCGCATTAGCAACAGCGACAGTTGGCGCAGGTTTAACAACATCATCAGCAACAGACGGCAGTTCCACAGTTTTATCAATTACGGCTGGCGCTGGCACAATTAGTTGGGCATAACAATATGGCACATTACGCAACAATTAACGAACAGAACACAGTTATCGCAGTCAACACAGGCGTTGATGAAACTGTTACACAAATAGACATAGACGGCACAGAAGTTGGCGGTTCAACCGAAGCATGGGAAGCGTTCTACACGGCACAGTTAGGTAATCCAAATTTGTATATTAAGCGTTGTAGTTATAGCGGTTCTATGCGCGGTAAATATCCTGCGGTCGGTGACACCTATGACCCTGTTGCTGACGAGTTTGTTGCACCTGTAGTTGAAGAACCTGCCGAGCCTTAAAGTGTGGGTCGCAATCTAACAAGGTGGCTTATACCGCTACCAGCAATCCTGTTCTCGTTCTTCCCACAAACAGCAAACGCTGAACCAACACCAGGGTTAGCAACCACCTACTACACAATCGACGAAATACCACCAGTCCAATCCACATCCGAATACCCTGTCTGCGGAACAGAGGTCGAGAACAACATCAATCGTTCCTATGACGGTGAACCGTACGAGGATTGCACAGGCGACCTGTTCATGGTTCACATGACGGGGTACATAGACATCCCTGAACACGACACGATTGAGTTCATGCTCGCACACGATGACGGCGGCGAGATAACTATTGACGGCAACACATTCGGTGTTTGGAATGACCAAGGTTGTTCGTGGAGTATGTCAGATGAACTAGAACTAGAAGCAGGTAGCCAGCCTTTAGAACTATTCATGTACGAGAACGGCGGCGGAACCTGCCTGATGCTCGCTTGGAAAATAGATGACGGCGACTGGACAATCGTGCCAGACGAGGCGTTTACAACTAGCGCAGTTTCGCAGACAACTTCAACAACATCTTCAACAACCACATCCTCAACGACCACATCCTCAACGACCACAACAACTTCGACATCTACGACAACCCTTCCCACATCAACGACCACAACCAGCGAGCCAGTTCAGACAAGCACAACCACATCAGTTGAAAGTACAA